CCTGTAGCAAAACGTGAACCTGCTTATCCTCTAAGACAGCAGAAATCAATTTTGATTCTGTATTAGCCATTTAACCATTCCCTTGCCATTTGTCTGCGTTGAGCACGCTCTTGTTTATCTTGGTCTATCTGTTGTTTTGACTGAACAATATTGTCTGCGTTATATGCAAAATATGTCCAATTAGGTGCGAGTGCACTATCGAAATAATACTGAAGCAAGTCGTAGCAACCCATTAGGGTATACGACTCAATAAGATTGTCTGCTGCCCACTGCTCTTTGTTGAGGTTGTGGTCTGGCCTAGCTCCGTATCGTGCTGTATGCAACTTAGCGTAGCGACTGAGCAAAGCCATTCGGTCTTTGCGCTGTGCCATTATTCTTTAACTTCGTCCTTAGCCTCATTGATCTTCTCAATAAGCTTGTTCTCGACGAAACCATAGACGCGATTGAATGCATCTTCAACATGCTCATCACTACGCAAGCTGTCTTCTATGCCAATGTCTACACGCAACGACTGAAAGTTACCAAGGTTAAGTGTATAACCCAAGGCAACGTTTACCTTAGTTTTTTCGTTTTCCATTCTCTCATACCCTTCTTAAATGGACTCGGTCCATAACGGAACGAAATCTCCTTCTGGAGTCTTCGTATAAGTTAGGATACCATCTCCCATTCGTCTTGTCAACTCCTGAATTGTAGGAGTTTCATCATTAGTGATTAGTCCGTCTTTTCTGGGACGACCTATGTGTTGTGAAGCAAGTATATCACGGATCTCTTTAACTTGCGATTCTGAGTAGTAAGATCGTCGCTGCCACTTTCTTTCTCCGTTCAGAGAGGCTCCTGTGGGCTCTGGGATCTTCCCCTGACTCCTTAGACGATCCAAATGCTTTTGATGTCTGTTTACTAAAATTGCTGTTTCTTTAATCGTGTAGGCCTTTTCCCTGTTTCTTTTAAAGTCAGCCAGAAGACAGCTCTCTATTTGCCCCTTAGTAATATTAAAGACAGACATGATTCCATTGGCTCGACTGATGTGATGTGTACGAACCAGGCTATTGTTTAAGAACCACACTCTCTTACTGCCCTGAATAACGGGGGCAGAATTATATGCCTCTCTATCCACAACTATCCTAAACTGGGATGCCGACAATAAGCAGGTTGATGCCCACAGAACTTACACCAGTGGTGTTAAACTTTACGATGCCTTCTACCTTAGCAGTAGTTACAGTAGTTAAAATAACTGAGACATCCTTAGAAGCATCTGTAGCAATGTCGCCAAGAATAATTGGGCTGGCGGTTACTACTGGAACAAATTTAAAAGGATCAAAGGTGTAAGAAAACTTTGTCTCTGTTCCAGTCGTTGTAGAGCTGTCATTTGTAACCTCTTTGATGTAGCCACCGACAATGCGTGCATCAGATGTCTTTACGGACTGTGTTCCAGAGGGTGTCTCTACTGTAGTAAACCTGTTAGAGCTAGAAGTAATTTGAGTAGAAAGCTCGTTGACTACGTTGGCAAGCTGATAGATATATGTTAGGTCTATCGGCTGACCACGCTCTGGTAAAGGTATTTTTGACATAAGATCTCCTGTACTTATTATAGCATTAAATGTTTTCGCCGTCTAGCTTGTAGACAAGAAGTGGATGTGCTGTTGCATTTGGTTGTGTTCTTTGTGGATTAGCGGTCCTAAGATATATCTCTGCAGAAAGCTTATTAGGCCTCTGTTCAATAACTGTCCCGTTTTCAAGAGTGTATTCCTCGGGAATTACAAAACCCTGAGCAGTGCCCTCGACTCTTTCTTGAAACTCCCAGACACCACCATCATTCTTGTCCCAACGCAACCAGACATCATATTCAATTGCTTTTCTAACCAGCTCCCCAGAAACTTTGTCTATGATAGAGATGGGATCCCAAACAACATTAACATATGGACCATTGCTAATAACTAAAAGATCTGCCAAAGTTTTGCTATACGGTCTTTGAAGTAGGTAGTTAGGTAGAATCTTATATTGTGGAGAATAGTGAGAGAATCTGTTTTGATCTTCAGACACGATTCTATAACGAACTAAATACCCATAAGTCAGATCATTGAACAGACTAATGGGTGGTAGGCTATTTTCTAGGACTATTGCCTTTTGCAAACCGCTTACAGCCATTAGGCAACATCCATTCCAAACCTAAACTCTACAATATTAGATGTGTTTGACTCTTTGATTAATGGCAACCCGTCATCTGTTTTTACGACAGTGTATCCGACCAAGCTGTACAACGGACTAACGGAAGTGGTGTTTTCGATTCTTAGCCCATCGAGGGAGACATAGAATGCTGAAGAGGGAATGGCAAGAGCTTGCTCAAAGCAAGTTGCGTAAATTTTCATAGAGTTGACTGCGGACCAAGTAAAGCCAGCACTTTTTACAAGCTCAGACAGCTTCTTGGTAACAACAAAATATCTATTGTTGGCAAAAGAAATTCCAGGATCAGCTTCTGTTAAGATAATTTCTAGCTTAGCATAGTTAGTTGCTGTTGCGGTATCTGCATTTGCAAACTCGATCAGGAGTCTCACTTCGTTTAAGTTTACGCCCGCTGTTTCGTTTTGATCCATAACAGAAAATGCCAGCCTTAGCTCATCGTCTAGAGAGTGGGCATCAAGATCTATAGAAATTCCATTGTAATGAATATGCGAACCGTAGTACGTGTTGGGATCATCTCTAACTACTAGATTTCCAGTAACGAAGTCGGTTTCAATCCAAGAAATATCACTCTTTACCATCAATGTTCTATCTAAGAATCTTGGCCTTTCGTTTTTGCCTGTTCTAAGTGGACCGTTAAACAGAGTATTGTTGGAGTTAGTTCTAAAAACAGCATCAGTAACGGCAATTGAGCCAGTTGGCTGATCTAGATTCAAAGGGGAAACAATGGTGTTGATTGGGTTAGATGCAGTTTCTGTATGATATTCCCAGTTTTCATTCTCTCCAAAAGTAAACAAAATTCTGCTTCGTCTACTACCCGCAGAAGGATTGATTCGACCAGGATACACGCCAACTTCTGTAATTTCATATCGCTGATCACTTGGAATCTCAGCAGTGAAGACAATGTTGGGGTTCCCGTCGTCATCAAAAACAAAGCCTCTGGAGGTAATTGGCATTCTCAAAACCTCAAAATCTAAGTTGGCCTTTGTTGCATAGTTGTCGAATGGTGTACCAACTGCCAAAGCCTCTGGGCCAATACCGATAGCAATATGAGAAGCATAAGATTCTGCCTGACCAAGCAGATATTTGGCAAGAATGTTTCTTCCATTGTTAGTAATCAATTAATCCTCCTAATATATTGTATCATCTTCGAGTTGACCAACCTGCAAAATTTCTATGTCTACTTTTTCATTAGGCAACATGTTGACCACATCAATAACGATATCCCCAGTTAGCGGTTCCGAGTATGCAACGCTTTTAGGCGGAGATAGTTGTTGTGCTAAATCTTGTGCCCCCAGGAATGTTGTTGCACATCCCACAAGCTCATCGGTGTACTTGTTTAAAATTGGATATGCGTCGCACCCAACCACAGAGTTAAAGGCACCAACATAATTTAAAAGTGGTCCTGTGCCTTCGTCTGGAACATGTGGAGCAAACCTAATACCAAAGCTTCTAAAGTTTTCTTCTGAAGATCCTGGCGATTGCACAAACTTTTTAGGGCTGTAAAGCTTAGCTATTTCTGTAGTGTTAGAAATTATATTATATGAAATTCTTTGCCCATTGATTATGTCATTACGAGAAATGCTTAATAGCTCAATACCGCCAATATCTTCCAGGATGAGTTTTTCCATAAAGCCAGTATCAGCTGGCCTTTCCGTAAACTGAATTAGGTCTGGACTCGCTGGCTTAGTTTTTCTAGAAATAACTGTGGGTCTTTTTTCTGGTGTCTCTGGCGTTGTGCCGACCTCTTGACCATCGGAGGGTGGTATCTTGGGGCCATCTCTACCTGGCTTATAAACTTTATCCGTACCAGGAGTTACAGGCAAAATAGTAAAGTCTCCCATTACTTAACCTCACTTAGATAAATTTTCATTTTTGGACCTTGAAGATTTCTTTGATATTCGATATTGTAAATAACAAATCTAGCATCAGATAGCTCATCAAAATTGT